GACTTAACGGGTTACGAACTAAGAATACAGTTGAGATCCAAATCTGATTCGGAAGTTGTTAATTCTATAGACCGATTAATAACCGATACTATAGAATCCAACACTAAGTTCGTAGTAAATCTAACCCCTTCAGATTTGAATATACCTGAAGGGGAATATGTGTTGGGTGCTCAGATATTCAATACTGCAACTGAAGAATCTAAAGAATCATTGAGCTACATTAAAATTGTGAAACAATGGGTCTATTAACGCCAAATAACTTTACTAAATACGAAACATTAGTTATGATTGAGAAAAATAGTTAGGGTTATTTTAATGCTTTTAAAAGACAGACTACAAATAGCTAGTCAGAGAGAATATACTGACGAAGGGTTTTTGAAAGTCCCAGCTAGAATATCTAGAACTGGAATACAAGAATACCTAGCTATAGAATTAGATGCTCCTGGTAGAGAACACAATGATAAGATAAGAGTGTATCGTTCTCCTGAAGAAGTGTTTTCAGATATTTCACTAGCTTCTTTTTCTAGAAAACCTGTTACCGATAACCATCCTCCAGAATTAGTTAGCCCTTCAAATTCAAAACAATATTCAGTAGGAATGTCAGATCCTGAGATAACTCGGGACGGAGATTTCGTAACGGCTATATTAAATATAACTGACGAAGAAGCCATTAAGAATATTGAGTCGGGTAAAGTAGAATTGTCCAATGGCTATACCGCCGACATAGATTGGACTCCAGGAGTTACTCCGGAAGGCGAGCAGTACGACGCAATCCAGAGGAACATAAAGGGCAATCACATTGCGATTGTCAAACGTGGTCGCGCAGGATCTTCCTGTCGAGTGGCCGATAACTCACCTGAAAGTGGAGAAGTCAAAATGGCTAAAATCACAATTGATGGGGTGGATTACGAAGTGTCAGATCAAGCTGCTCAAGCTGTTAATAAAGTACAGACGCGACTTACTGATACGGAAAATGAAGCCGAAAAGAAAGACGAAGAACTGAAGAAGAAAGAAGATGAAATGGAGGAGGCTGAAAAAGAAGCCAAGAAATCCGAAGACTCTTTAAAAGCTCAGTTAGATGATGCTGTTTCTAAAGTCCCTACTGCCAAAGTTATTGATCAGATGGTTTCTGATAGAACTAAACTGGTAGATTCGGTTAAGAAGATCCAACCTAACATCGTAGTAGATGGTAAGGATAAGCAAACTCTGATGAAAGAAGTGGTGGCCGCTAATTGTTCTAACGTTCAATTGGATTCAGCTTCTGAAGATTATATTGAAGCTCGATTCGACATGCTAGTCGAATCGGCTACAGCTAATCCTCAGCATCATTTAGACCAAGCCTTTGTAACTCAGGTTACTGACTCAGAAGGTAAGGTAATCGACAATCGCCCTGCTGACATTATCGCTCGTGAAAAGATGATGAAAGACAGCCAAAACGCATGGAAATCTGGAGGTAACGAATAATGAGTGTTCAAACTTCATATTCAATCAATCAAGCGGTAGCTTATGCAGGTATGTTATATGCTCAAGCTCCTCATAATATTTCTTCTTTCGCTGTAGAAACTGTAGCTGGTATTGGATTCGCAGTAGCAGTTAAACGAGGAACCGATTTAGAACAACAATGTGATCTAGCTGGCAGTGCTGATTTCGTAGGCATTACTCTTCGATCTTTGGATCGAGAAGCTATCGCTAATACTGGAGCTATTAATTACAGTCGTTATGAAACAGCTGGAGTTATGCGTAAAGGTTATGTATGGGCAGTATGCCCTACAGGTTGTAATCCTGGAGATTCAGTAAAGTACACTGATGACACTGGGGTTCTGGATGCTGGTTCTGCAGGAGCTGGTGAAACTCAACTAGATGGCGCAAATTGGGAAACTGCTGCTTCGGCTGGTGGTTTGGCAGTTCTTCGTCTAGAATCTGACGCTGTAACGGCTGGTTCATAATCGGAGGATAATTATGAAAACTATTAAATTGAAAGACGGTTCAACTCTGGTCATGGACGGTATGAGCGCAGTTCACACTAGCGGTCCTAGTTCTAGACAAGTGCATCTAGACGTAGCTATTTCTATGGCTATTGGTAACGGTATCATGGATGCAGATGGCGCGGTATTCTTCCAACGTCAACTAGAGCATATTAAGGCTCGTAGCTATGATGTTAAGTATGCTGAGTTAAAAGCTCGTTCTCTATTCCCAGTTAGTAACGAAGGTGGTGCGGGTATCACATCTATTACTTATCGTACTTATGATCAAGCTGGTTCTGCTAAAATCATCAATGCTTATGCTGATGATTTGCCTCGTGCGGATGTAGCAGGTAAGGAAACCACTATTCCTGTTCGTTCAGTGGGTATTTCTTACGGTTACAACTTGGATGAGATTCAAGCTTCTCAGTTGACAGGTATGTCATTAGATCAACGTCGTGCTAATGCTGCTCGTCGTTCTAATGAACAAGTTGTTAATGATGTGGCTTTCTTCGGAGACGCTGAATCTAATCTTCCGGGATTATTTAGCAATCCTAATATCCCAACAGGTGCGGTAGTTAATCCTGGTTCTGGTACTGAATGGGTTAACAAGACTCCGGATCAAATCTTATTTGACGTTAACGATTTGTTCGCTGACATTTTTGAGACAACTAACATGGTCGAGCAAGGTAATACGTTACTTATGCCTCCTGCTCAGTGGTCTTACATTATGTCTACTCCTCGTTCTAGCAATAGCGACACTACCATTGCTCAGTACTTGGCGAACAATAGCCCGTATCTAAACAGCATTGAAGATATGATCCCTATTAACGAATGTTCCGCAGCCAATAATCCAGAATTGTCTACGGATGCGATGGTAGCTTATGATCGTAACCCTGATAAACTTCAATTGGAAATTCCAGTTGAATTGGAAATGCTACCTATCCAGCAGAAGAATTTGGAATTTGTTGTTCCAGGTCGTTCTCGATTAGCTGGATTGAACATTTATTATCCAATGTCACTTGCTATTGCTACGGGGATTTAATCATGTCTGGGATCACAAACAACACTGCTCGTCAATTTAACTTAAAAACTATCAATGAAAACGGAAGTAGAGTTACCGTTAGGATCGCACCAGGATTTAACGTGGTTGAAGATTCTCACTGGGTTTCTTTTGTTTCCAAAGACGGTAAGAAAGTTGACCCTTATGTCGCTGAACTCAAAAAGAAAGGTCAACTTTCTTTTGGTAAAGAGGAAGACGACAAGGAGCTAGATCAAGACCCTGACACTAAGTCTAAGTCTAAATCTGTACCAGCTCCAAAGGCTAAAAAGACTGACAAGTAGTAAGTAATAAGAATGAGCCTTGATTTATTTCGAGGCTCATTCTAATTGTACATACTTAACGTAGGGAATGCACAATTAGAATGAGATCATCTTATGGGTATTAATGAGATAAATAGTAAAGGGCTTTCTACAGTGAACGAATTATCAGAAGCTAGGCTGTGGAAAACTTTAGACAATATCTCAGAAAGACTAGGTACTATAGAAGAAAGACTCGCAGAAGTAGTTAGATTAGAAGAAAGAGTTAATAGCCATGAGCAAGCTCTTTCTAGATATGGTAACAGATTGGATACTCACGATAAGCGAATACATGACTCGGAAATATGGCAAGCTAGTTACGGAGATAAATCTTCGTTGGAGAGAACAATATCCTCAATAAAAAAGGACTTACATGACACCAGACTTAAGATAGAAGATCTTGAGTCTAACGGAAACATACGTAGGGGTCAGCGAGACATAAGTAAAGAGATTTTCAAATGGGTAGCTGGTATATTAGGTGCGATATTGGTTTACACACTCACTAAGGGTTCACAATGAGTATTAGTGTTTCGGAATTTAGAATTAGGTTTCCCGAGTTTTCAGATGAAGCTGAGTACTCGGATCCCAGAGTCTTGTTGTTTATAGGAGACTCTACTGCGTATATAGGTACGGATGAGTTGAGATGGGGAAACAAATACAACCTAGCCCAATCTTATTTGTCAGCTCATTTATTGATATCAGCTGAGAAAACGGAACTGGGAGATATATCATCTAGTTCCGGAACAATACAGTCTAAGTCCGCAGGAGGAGTCTCAGTATCTAAATCAGTAGTTGCCAAAGACCGATCCGATTTAGATGATTTTTATATAGGTACTTCTTACGGTCAACAGTTCCTAAATATTAGGAACTTATGTTTTGCTGGCGGCATAGTAGCAAATAAATTATGAAATCTAAAACTAGAATCAAATCTAAACCTGACAAAGCCATAAAGGAATTGGAAAAGATAAACAAATCAATGAGGGGAGATAGCTCAGTAAAAGTGGGTCTCCCCAAAGGTAGTAACGATTATCCTGATGGGACTTCAGTTGTTATGGTAGGAGCGGTTCACGAGTTTGGATCTCCTTCCAAAAGCATACCCCAAAGGAGTTTCCTTAGATCTACCATGAAAGAGAATAGAAAGAAATACTTAAGATTTTTCGCTTCTCTATCTAAGAAAATAATACAAGGTAAAATGAACAAGAAAAAAGCGTTGAACTTAATAGGGCTTAATGTTCAATCGGACGTAGTTCAAAAGATTACAGATATTAAAAGTCCGGAATTGAAATCTAGAGATGGAAACCCTTTGGTAGATACTGGTCATTTAAGGCAGTCTATAATATACAAGGTAGGTAACTAATGACTATATCTGTTTCCGAAGCTCTAGACTTAGACACGTGTTTGAAGTTGACAGTTGAGAGAACGGCTTCTGGGGATTATATAGACGGAATATATTCAGCAGGTTCTATTTCCACGTTTAAGAGTTTAATAAGTCCTCAGCAACCTACTCCTGAACAGTTGCAAATATTACCTGAGGGAGAAAGAGATAAGAACATAATGATGTTCGTTTCTAAAAGAAAACTGAGGACAGCTGACGATAGGAACAATTTAATAGCCGACGTAATATTGTTTGACAACGCTAGATACAAGATAATCAGCCTAGCCAACTGGTCTACGTTCGGTCACAACATAGCGTATGGAGCCAAAGAATGATATTAGAAGAAACTATTAATAAATTAATTAGAGACATAGTTGGTTTATTACTAGATTCTCCTGGATACGCTATAAAGGCTAAACAGATAAACGCTCCTAGACCTAGCACTGAATACGCTGAAATAGATACTATTAGTAATTCTAGATTAGGATGGGAAACTAGAAAATATAAGGACAACGAATCAGACCCAGACATAACCGAAGAAATAGAAGGTATGAGAAGTATAATGATGTCTCTATCTTTCTTTCGAGGAGAAGCAATAGATAATGCTAATAAGGTCAGAATCGGATTCATTAGAGAGTCCATACAAGAATTATTAAGAAGTGCTAAACTGGGATTTACTAGTACTTCTGAAGTAAGAGAAATTTCTGAACCACTGGAAAACGGTTGGGAGAAGAGATCACAATTTGATATTGTGTTGAATGCTGTGGGAACTGACTCGGATATAATACGCTCTATTCAGAGTGTCAATATATCGGGAGAATATCAAGCTCGCGGTTTAATTTATAACTTAGATATACAGGTGCAATGACATGACAATACCCGTTTCTACTGTAGTCAATGTTGCTATCGCCATCGGCGCAACATTCCCAGCCAGAAAAGGCTTCGGCACTCTTAACATCGTTACAGCTGAGACAGGTGTTATCGGTATTGCCGAGCGAATTCGTTCTTATGTAAATTTAGACGGAGTGACCGCCGATTGGGGTGCTAACACCGAAGTCGTTAAAGCGGCTACGGCTTATTTTAGCCAACAACCTAAACCCACTTCGTTGAGAGTTTCCACTCGTTACCCTACTGCTCAATCTGCTCAATTACGAGGAGGAGCAGTTATCGATCCTACCGCACTATTAACCGTTTCTGACGGTAGTTTTACTATCAGTATAGATGGCGGTACTGAGGACATCACAGGGCTTGATTTTAGCGATTCAGAAACTACTCTTGACGATATTGCGGCTTCTATACAATCCGCATTGCAAGCGGTTGGAACCGGAGGCTACACTTCAGCCACTTGTACTCACGATGGGTCTAGGTTCTACGTCAATTCGGGTACTACGGGTATCTCGTCTACTGTTCAGTTTTTAACTCCAGTAGATCCTGCTTCAGGAACAGATGTATCCTCTCTATTGCAGATGCAGCAAGGAGAAGGAACCAAAACTGACGGTATCGCAGCGGAAACAATTACCGCTTCTTTAAACGCTATCCAAAATGTAAATCCAGATTGGTACGGTTTGTTATTCACGAAAGAAGTTCGTGACGGAGTCGAAATCAACGGAGAAGACGCTGTCGAAGCTGCTGCTGATTGGTGTGAAGCTCGTATCAAAGTGTTCGGTAATACCAGTAATGATCTGGACGTATTAGATAGCGTTACTACCAACGATATCGCTTCTGTACTTAAAGGTAAAAAGTTAAGAAGAAGTATTACTACTTATAGTTCTTATCCTAACCAATACCCTTCAGCTTCCATATTAGGTAGGGCGTTCACTGTTAATTTCAATCAACCTAATAGCACATTGACTCTCAAGTTCAAACAGTTACCTACTATTTCGGTAGAGAACTTGACTCAGTCTCAAAAAGCAGTACTAGACAGTAAAAAAGCTAACGCTCTTATTGAGATAGGCGATAGCGATATGTTTGCTGAATCATTCATGGCTAATGGTACTTTCTTCGATGAAGTCCATGGTATTGACTGGTTAGAAAATGCTATCCAAACTAATGTTTTTGGATATCTATTAACGCGAACAACTAAAGTCCCTTACACTAATAAAGGTGTGGCTTCTTTAGAGCAGCAAGTCATTAAAGCACTGGACGAAGCAGTTAGAAACGGATTAATAGCTCCAGGAGAAACAATAGACGGTGAGTTCTTAGCCAACGGCTATAAAACTATCGTCATACCAGTTGAAGATATCAATCAGTCGGATAAAGAAGCTAGATTTTATCCTGGC